GCGATGTCTGAGGCTTGAGTGCTCCGGCAGGTGTTGGTCGTCGTAGGTCAACGTGAGGAAGCAGTTGTGCTCGTGCATCTGCGCTTCGTTCATGCAGCGTGTTGCCCACTGGCGTGATCGTTCAAGGCGACAGCCTTGGCATTGGTTGCAGGGCAGCTCGAGCTGCCTGCGTATGTCCGTTGCGTGGTGCTTGAAGATGATGGTGCCGTCCCCTAGCTGCCAGGCGGTGATCGGACTTGTGCACGCCACTATTGGCCGTAGTCGCGTATGAACTCGTCGATGATCGCCCAGGCCCACTGGCAGATGATCTGCCAGAGGGCCTTGAGGGCTTCGATGGCTTCGTCGATCACAGGCGGATTCCGCCGCGCATCGGGCCTGCGATGTTCAGGCTTTTGGTGCGCCTGGAGTGTTTGCGGAAGGTGCTGGCGGAGCGGTTTTTGTTGACGGTGTGGCGTCTGGACGGTCTCATTGCTACCTCCTGTGGAGGGTTTGGGTGGAGGGCACAGTATATACTTGATCTCAACTGTGCCCATTGACACCTTTTCTAAGGTGTCTTGGTGATGGGGCTGGAAGCCGCAGGCGCCACGGGTGCAGGGGGGGTGCTACCCCCCTGCGTACCCCCCGCAGGCGGAGGAGCCTGGGCGATCGTGGGGTCAACCAGCCCCATCTTTGTTGCTTCCGCTCGGTTTTCGGGATCGAGGCAGAATTCCACGAAGCGCGCAGGGTCATTGGAGAATCTTGCGCGGATGTTTGCTGGCATTTCGGCAAATGCCTCTTGTCCTTGGCGGATGACGTTCATGGCGGTCTGGAAGTCGACGATTTGGTCGAAGTCGGCGCTGACCGGCATGCGGACGTTCTCCGGGAGCCTGCCGGTGATCTTGAAGCGCTTTACTATGGTGTTGATGTCTGCTTCTTCCTTGAAGGACTGCTTGGTGCGCGTGGGGTCTTTGCAGCTGAGGCCGCTTTCGTCGCCGGCGTCGTTGCGGTCGTAGTTGTACGGTGTGCGGAGGAACGGTTTTTCGAACATGGTCTATCTCCTGTAGATGGATGGGTTGCCGCCGGTGCCTTTGTGGATTAGCGGCGGTGCGGTAGGTGATTTGCCGGTGAAGCGTCCCACTGGGAGCGCGCCTACGATGCCCTGGAAAGGCAGGAAGGCTTTGAGTGCGGCGCCGACTGCTCCTACCCAGCTGTCCTGTACGGCTTCGTCGTTTGCTCTTCCGGGAAGGGCCATTTGTGCGGCGACGATGTCGAGCTTTTCCATTGCGGCTTGCAGTGCCGGTAGGTCCTGTCGGATGCGTTGGCGGAGTTGTTGGGTCTCCGCGGCGGTGTAGCCGGTGAGGACGCCGGTTTGCGTGGTCTGCGCTTTCAGTAGCTCGACGGTCTGGCGGATGCGCGGGATTTCGGCCTGCATGTTTTTGACTCGTTGTTGTAGCTCGGCTTGGCTTGCTGCTGAGGTCCTGGTGCGCTGGCGTATTTCCCCGATTTCGGCTTCCATCTTCTGGATGGCCTGCTGGCTTTGGCTGATGTGCTGGCGTAGGGATTCTCTTGTGACAGCGTGGGTTGGGGTTTGCTGCCGGATGTTGTCGGCGTCGGCTCTGGCCTTGTCTGCTTCGGCGAGGATGAGCTCGGTTTGCGCAGCCGTCTGGTATTTCATGTTGACGTTGCCGCCGCCTCCTACGGCGCCGATCTTGGCGACTTCGGCGTGTGGGCTTGGTGCACTGGCTGGCCCTTGGCTGTAGGCGAGCATGGGATTGAGGCCGGCGGCCTTCATGTCCTTTACGCCGCGTTGCCAGGCGGTGTTGCTCATGCGCTCGGCGAATTCGGTCTCGCGTGCCCAGGCTTGTCTCGCTTCGCGCTCGTTGGCGCGTTTCATGAGGTAGGACCCGCCGAGGTCGATGCCGGAGAAGCCGAAGGCGCTGCCGGTGACTTGGTCGAAGAAGCTCATGGTTAGAAGTGATCGATGAGGCCCGGGACGCTGTAGAGCGGCATCGGGCGTGTTGCTTGGATGTCGATGAAGCTGTCGAACAGGAACTGCTGTCCGTTGGCGGAGCTTCCGACAGCTACGATGCGCTCGACGGGTGGCGTGTCCTGGATGAACGTTGTGTTGAGGGTCGGCCTGGATGTGAACTTTTGCGCGAGGTGCCAGGGATCGATCGTTCCGGTGGCGGTGCTGCGGAACAGGCCGGTGATCATGGCCGGGAAGTAGCGCAGCTCGGCCCAGCGCTCCTGGTAGCCCCAGACGTCGTCGTCGCCGGCTTCGCCGGTGCAATAGAGTTCCTTGCTGAGGACTGCCTGCTCGCCGAGCATTGCGAAGGCGGGGAAATAGAAGTCGTATCTGGTGGAGCGGCTCCACATGCGGCGGAGACCCTGCTGGTAGGTGAGGTCGGCTCTGACGCTGACCAGGCCGATGATCATGCCGTGCTCGGTGAAGCTCTGGGTGAAGCCGTTTTTGGAGACAACTTGTCCTATTGCCGCGAGGTTGCCGAGAGGTGTGTCGTCGGTGCCGATGTTGGTTGCGCTGTTTTGCGCGATCGGCGTGATGTTGACGGGCACGCTGCCGCCGCCCAGGTATTCGGGGCGCTGCAGCCGTGCGTCGGGTGATGTGACGCCGAAGTGCGCGCGCACGAGTTCGGTGTAGCGGGTGCCGCCGCGGGCGTCGCGTTCGAGGAGTTTCTGGACTTGGAAGGATTGCCGCAGCTGGTTGATGGTGGCTGCGGTTGCGGTGCTGAGGTCGGCGTACATGCTGCCGTTGGGATCGATCCAGCGGCGTGCGGTGCCTCCGTCGATCACCTGGCTGCTTGCGTTGACGGTGAGCGGATGGCTGGCGGTGAGGTTGCCGTTGACGTCGCGGGCGAGCTGTTCGTTGCCGTTGAGGGCGGCGGTGTCGAGGAGCACGTCGGCTCTGGTGCCCAGGGGAATGCTGACGCCGGTATCGCCTTTTTGTGGCCAGGGTAGGGCGCCGGTGATGTAGTCGTGGCGTTTGCCTCGGCGCAGGAGGACGTAGTCGGTGACGGTGTCCGGGCCGTCGTCGGTGTCGACCACTGCGCTGTCCTGGACGTTTTCGTCGCGGAACCAGGCGTTCCAGATGGCGTTGTATGCGCGTAGCGGCAGGTTGCTGTGCTCGACCTGGCTGGCTGCTTCCACCTGGCCCGCGGTTGGCAGGCCCATGTAGTCTTGCAGGCTGTTGATGGCGTAGCCGCCGACGGGTGTTTCGGCGATCGGTACGGTGTAGTCGATCGAGTCGCCGGGGTCGGTCTGCTCTCCCATGAATTTTACCCAGTTCGTCCAGACCAGGCGGTTCGGGACGAAGAAGAAGAAGGTGTCCATGTGGAGGTTGTCCATGACCGGGAAGAGCGGTGTTGCCAGGCGCGCGAATGCGGTCATGTTGAGGCGGAAGGTGTCGCCTGGAAGTACTTCGTCGACGTAGATCGGGATGAGGTAGCCGGCGTCGAAGGTGGTCTTGTGCGTGGTTTGGATGCGGAAGCTGGAGCGCGGGATTTCGGCCCGCGGGACCATAGCGAAGCGGTGTACGTCGACTGATTTGTTTCGGTGCATGGTTAGCCCTTTCTCTTAGCGAGTTGTTTGCCGATGGCGACCTGGTGAGGGTCGCAGGGTTGGACTTTCCCCGTTTCGTCGTCGTAGGTCCCGATGTGGTACAGGTCGTAGTCGTCGGGATGTTGGTACATGGTGATGTTGTCCGGCGCGTCGTTGTTGATCTGGTCTTGGAACGCGCGGATGGCTTGGCCCAGGTGCGTGACGGTGAAGGGCCGCATGTAGACGTTGGCGGCCCGGTCTCTGACGGCGGTGAGTTGGTAGATCAAAGGTCTCTCCTTAGCAGGCGTAGTTTTGCTTCGAGGACCCGAGCTCTTGCTGTGAGTCGCTCGGGTGTTTTGTGCGCAGCGAACTGCTGCGCGTTCTCCTGACGAGACCACTGGGTCTCGTCCTGGAAAGTTTGTTCGTGCAGTTTGGCAAACTGCTTGTCGTAGTACCGCGGAGCGTTGACTTCGTGGCCGTTGACCACGATCTTTCCGTGTGGATACACGTCGGCCTGGTATTGCTCAATCCATTTTTTGCCGATGCCTTTGCTCATGCGAGAGTACTCTGGCTTTTTTCTTATTATCTCTCCGGTCTCGGGATCGAGTCGTTCGTAGTGCGCTGTAGCCATTTTTCCGTTGATTTTTTTCATACAGTATCTGGCTACATATGCTGCACTCTCGAATGTCAGTGTTCCGATGCTGCAGTGGCCTTGCCGCCACAATTTGGCCAGAGTCTCGCTCGTGTATAGGTCGTTTCCGTGTCTGGTCGTGAAGTACGTTTTGTCGTTGAAGTCCAGGCCGAAAATGCAAGCGTGGTAGTGCGGTCGTTCGGTGTTGTCGCCTGATCCGTATTCGCCTCCCATGTAAAACTTGATGTCGGAGGCGATGGTCGTTTTGCCATCATTCATTGTGGCCTTCAGGGAGGTCCGCAGCTCGGGTCTCCTCCTGATGGCGGCTTGTCTTAGGCGTTTGAAGAATGTCTGGTAGTCGCGATGTCTGAGGCTTGAGTGCTCCGGCAGGTGTTGGTCGTCGTAGGTCAACGTGAGGAAGCAGTTGTGCTCGTGCATCTGCGCTTCGTTCATGCAGCGTGTTGCCCACTGGCGTGATCGT